CACCGTGGCCTCGCTCGTGCCCGGCTGCGGGCGGCTCGAGTATTCCAGCGCAACGGCCCTGGTGTTCAAACCGTTCGCCGGGAACAAGATCAAGATCAACGGCGCGCTGCTCAACATCCCGGCTGCCGGCATCGCCGGCTTGTCTGGCACCGGCTCGGTCTTCAACGTCAACACCGTTGCCAATCAACCGCTGGCGGCGAACACCACCTACTGGATTTTTGCTTTCAATAATTCAGGGACGGTCACCGCGACCTTCTTCACCGGCTCGGCGCACGCTCCGAGTTCGACGGCGGGCAACGAGGGCGTCGAGATAAGCACCGGCTTCGATGCCTATTCGCTGATCGGCATGTGCCGCACCAACGCCTCGGCGCAGTTCGTTGACAGCGCAGCGGTGCGCGGCGTGCTCAGTTGGTTCAACCGCCGGCCGCGCGTGGCGCAAGGCAAGTTCACCGCCAACCGCTCCACGACCTCCGCGACCTACGTCGAGATCAACAGCGAGATCGCGGTCGGCTTTCTGACCTGGGCTGAGTGCGCCGTCACTCTCGGCATTACAGGCACCATGTTCAACAGCGGCACCTCGCATGGCGCCACCAAAATCTATGTCGATGGCGCGGGACTTACCGGCTATGTCCTCGGGCTTTCGGCTGCTGCCAATTATTTCGTCCCTATCGGCGGCACTTGGGCTCTCGGCGGGCTCGACGCTGTGAGCGAGGGCTATCACACCGGCACGCTCTACGGCTTTGCAGGGGCGGGAACGGAGACGTGGGCCGGCGGCAGCAGCGACGCCTGCACGCTGACCGCAAACATCATGGGATAACGACATGGCAATCACCTACGCCGAGAGCGCGGAGTTGATGAGGGATGCAACCTTTCAGGGGCGCTGCGAGATCGCCTGCCTGCACTTCGCCAGCTACATCAGCGGTGAAGCCAGCGATGTGCCGGCGCATGCAACGCGCATGCGCTGGGCGCAGGCGACGTTCGCCAACGCCACGCAGTCGGTCGCGCAGATCATGCCGGTGCTGATCATGGACGACAAGGTGCAGGCGAGCGGCGCCGAAATCACCGACCCCGACCTGCAGAGCGCGGTCGAAACCTCGGTCAACAAGTTCATCTGAGGCCACAGCAATGCCCAGCCCCGGCGAAGACATCCCTGCGCCGCAATATACGCTGCATGAAGGCCTGCGCGCGGCCCTCGAGCTGGGCCAGCGCGCGCTGGCAGAGATCCGCGCGCTCGCGCGCTTGCCGGGGCCGCGGGGAGAGCCGGGACCGGAAGGCAAACAGGGACCGGCCGGCGAGAGAGGCGAGCCCGGCGCCAAGGGCGAGCCCGGCCGCAATGCTTTCGATCTCAACTATCTGCAGAACTATGCCGGCGAGCAAGTCGCGCGCGCGCTCAAGACCGCGACAATGACGACGCCGGACGGCGGGCGCACCTTGCGCTGGGCAATCGGCGACACCGTACATGAAATCAAGACCGCGCTGGTGCTCGATGCCGGCGTCTGGAAAGAGGGCCAGGCCTATGTGCCCGGCGATGCCGTCACGCTCGGCGGCTCGCTGTTCATCGCGCAGGCCGCCACCACCGCAAAGCCCGGCAAGTCGGACGACTGGCGGCTCGCGGTCAAGCGCGGCACTGATGGCAGGGATGCCCGCTGATGCACTCGATCCTCGATATCCTCGGCCCGACCGACAGCTCGGTCGACCTGATCAGCCTGGACGACCTCAAGCTCGCGCTCGGCATCGAGGGCACCGACGAGGACGCTGCGCTGCAGGCGCAGATCACGTTTCAGTCACGCATCATTGCAGAGTATTGCGACCGCCGGCTGGCGCGCGCCGAGGCGCTGGAAACCTTCACCTTCGATCCGGGCGAGGTGCTGCCAGTGCGGCAGGCCTTGACCTTGTCGCTCTATCCGGTGGCCGAGATCATCGAGGTCTCGACCGCCGGCGCCACCGCGGGCGATTACGATTTCGATCCGGCGAGCGGGCGGCTGTGGACCGGCGGCGGCTGGACCGTGGGCGAGATCGCCGTGGTCTATTCCGGCGGCTACCTGCTGCCGGACGAGGCGCCGGCCAGGCTGCAGCGCGCGGTGATCGAGGCCGTGAACGCCGGGCGGCAATCGGGCACGCGCGATCCGACCATCGCCGAGGTGCAGCACGGCGACACCCGCATCCGCTATGTCACGCAGTCATTCGCCAGCGGCACGACCGACTCCTATCTCGCGCCCTCGGTGGTCGACCTGATCTCGCCGTTCCGGCGGCGCTACATCGCATGACGTTCTGGTCGGTCGAGCAGGAATGGCCTGGGCAGACTGTGTTCATCGTTTGCGGCGGGCCATCGGTGCTCGGGCAGGACCTCGAGCTGCTGCGCGGGCGGCGCGTGATCGCGATCAACTCCAGCGTCTATAAGGTGCCGTGGGCGGATTTCCTCTACTTCGGCGACTGGCGCTGGTGGCACGAGGACGAGAACAAGGCGGCGGTCGAGAGCTTCGCCGGCCGCGCCGTTACGGTCTCGCGGCTGGTCTCGGAAAGCAAGGCACTGGTCTGCCGCTGCGCCAAGCCGCCGGGGCTGGCCTGGGAGCGCGACAGCCTGATGCAGAAATGGACCTCGCTGACCGCGGCGACGAACCTGGCGGCGCATCTCGTCGGTCCCGGCGGCACCGTCGTCTGGCTCGGTGCCGATGGCAAGCTCGCCGCCGATGGCCGCCAGCACCACTACGACAGGCCGCACCGCTGGCCCTACCGGCCGGGCTGCTACGACAAGCAGAAGGCTGATCTGGTAACGGTCGTGCCGTCGCTGCGGCAGCGCAACATCTCGTTGTTCAATGCCTCGCCGGGGACGGCGTGGGCCGACCTCGCGCCGGTGGTCACGCTCGAGGACATGCTGAGTGAACGGCAAGCCGCCTAAGCCGCTCCTCGTCCGCGGCATGTGGGGGCTCGGCGACAATATCTACTCGCGGTCGTTCGTGCGTGCGGCGGCGGCGCAATACGAACTGCACCTCGAGACGCCGTGGCCGGAGCTCTACGCCGACCTCGATATCGCTTTTGTGCGCGGCTCGCGCAAACTGCGCACGCAGCAGAAGAACATCGCGCGGCAGGCATGGGATTGCTGGTCGCAGCCGCCGCGCATGAAGGAAATGAAAGTTTCCTATTTCGACCTGGCACAACGCTCGATCATCCGCTCGCTCGAATGCCGCTGGGCCATGCTGTCGGTCAAGTTCGATCCGGGGCTGTTCGATCTGCCCGATATGGGGCCAGCGCCGATCGTCTCGGACAAGCCGATCGCGGTGGTGCGACCGGTGACCGTGCGCAGCGAATGGCGCAATGAGGCGCGCAACCCGCGGCCGGAATATATCGCGGCCATCGCCGACGAGCTGATGGCGACCCATACCGTGGTCGCGGTCGCCGACCTGGCGCCCGGTGAGGAATGGCTGGTCGGCGATCCGCCGCCGGCGCACTGGCATTTCCTGCACGGCGAGTTGCCGGTGCGCGAGCTGCTCGCGCTGGTGCGGGACGCCGACATCGTGGTTGGCGGCGTCGGCTGGATCGTTCCCGCCGGCCTCGCGCTCAAGGTCAAGACCTTCGTCGTGCTGGGCGGCCACGGCGGCCACAACGCACCCGAGAAGATCACCGACCCGCGGCTCGACACCAGCCGCATGGCCTTCCTCATGCCGGAACGGTTCTGCCGATGCACGAATATGTTGCACGACTGCGACAAACGGATACGAAACCCGCTGGCGCAGTTCTCTCATTGGCGGCGCAATTTGCGCGCGGCCGCCTGACGTGGTGGCCGCAGCTCGGCATCGGCTACTATCCGGTCGAGGCCGGGCATGCGCCCTACGATCAGGACTACTTCGACGCCTTCGATCGCAACGGGCGCAGCGAGCTCGGCCGGCAGCTCATGCAGGCGCGGTTCAATTTCGTCGAGCAGCACTATCGCGGAACCTTGATCGATGTCGGTATCGGCTCGGGTGCGTTCATCGAACTGCGGCAAGGCCGCCGGCGCACCACCTACGGCTACGATGTCAACCCGGCCGGCATCGAGTGGCTCGAGGATCGCTCGCTGTTCGTCGATCCGCATCTGGTTTCGTTCGATGCTGCAACGCTGTGGGATGTGCTCGAGCATATCCCCGACTTCCAATCGCTGATCGGCAACGTGCGCGAGTGGCTGTTCCTGTCGCTGCCGATCTTCCGCGATGCCGAGCACGCGCTGCGCAGCAAGCATTTCAAGCCCGAGGAACACTGCTGGTACTTCACGCGCGACGGGCTGGTGGCGGCAATGGGGATGTGCGGTTTCACGCTGGTGAGCGAGAGCACGATCGAGACCGAGCTCGGCCGCGAGGACATCGGCACATTCGCGTTCAAGCGCGAGGGCATGAATGGCCATCGACTATAGCGCGCTGCTCTATGACCCGGTGTATGCCGAGCTGGGCGTCGACGCGACATTGAACGGGGTCGCAATCACCGTGATCGATGACACCCGCGCGAAGGTGCAGGGCAGCGGCGGCGTCGAGGTGCGCAGCGTCGGGCCTGGTGCCTTCGCCCGCATTCCCGAACTGACCGCCAAGGGCATCGTGCGCGACGCCTACAAGGGTGCGGCGCTGACGTTCAACGGCCGCACCTGGGAGGTGCGATCGTACGAACTGCGCGGCAGTCCGAACGGCGAGGATCTCGGCGAGGTTCGTTTTCTGCTGATGGCCCCCGCATGATTGATGTACGCGAGAATATCCTGGCGCGGCTCGTCGCCATCGTCGATGGGGTGGCCGACTTCAAGTCGGTATATCGCAATTATGTCGACCTGACCGAGGACGACTTGCCGGCCGCGGCCGTGCTCGATGGCGATGAGGAAACCGACGACACTAGCGACGCAAGCATGCGGCCGCCTAACCGGCCGACGCTGGCCACGATGACGCCGGAAATCATCGTGTTCAAACTCGCGCCGCAGGTCGGTCCCGACATCAGCGTGCTGCGGCGCCAGCTCGTCAAGGCGGTGCTCTATGACACCGAGCTCAACCAGCAGATCGTGAAAACCGGCCGCTATGGTAACGGCGCGATCCGCTATCTCGGATGCCAGACCGACCTCGGCTGGGAGCGCTCGATGTTCGGCGCGCTCAAGGTGAACCTGCTGTTCAAGTATGCGCTGAAGCCCGATGACCTCTAATAGGAGAGTACGACCATGCCCACCTCGCCTAATGTCCAGAACTACCATATCGGCAAGGGAATTGTTTCGTTCAAGGAAACCGGCGCCTCGACCTTCACCGATCTCGGCAACGCGCCATCGTTTACCTATGAGCCGAACGTCGAGAAGAAGGAACATTTCTCCTCGCGCGAAGGCATCATGACCAAGGACTTCACGGCGATCACTCAGGTCGGCGCGACCGTCACGCTCACGCTCGATGAAATCACCGGCGAAAATCTCGCATTCTTTGCACTGGCCGAGATGAGCACCGATACCGATGGCAGCATCATGCTCAGTGGTCTGACAAAGAGCGAATTCACAGGCACGATCAGGGTTGTCGGCACGAATGACATCGGTCAGAAAGTCGATTTCGAGGCCAATGTTTCATTCGTTCCGTCCGGTGAATTCAGCTTTATCACCGACGAGGATGATTTCTCGACGATCGAGATCCAGTGCGAGGTGCAGAAAGATGCCAACGGCGCTTTCGGTGTCTGGCATATCAGAGAAGAAGCCGCAACTGCATGAGGACAACATGGCTGATCTATTGGACATCGCACCCTCGACGACTTGCGAGGTTGTCAAGATCGACGGCAAGCGGATCATCGTGCGCGGATTGCACGGCGATGCCATTGCATTGATCGTCTCGCGCTTCCCCGAACTGGGGATGCTGCTCGGTGGCGGGGGTGGCAATATCGGGCCGCGACTGATCGAGCGGTTCGGCGCTGCGATCGGGCCGATCATCGCGGCGGGCTGCGGACATCTCGGCGATGAGAAATATGAACAGCATGCCCGCACGTTGCTGGTCGAACATCAATTGCAACTAATCAAAGCGATCATCGGATTGACCTTCCCAAACGGAATAGCCTCCTTCGTCGAGAGGTTGGCCACGCTCGTCACAAGCGCAGACGAAGGAGTGAAGCCGATCAAAGTGCGCTTGCGGAGATCGCCGTCGCCATCACAGCCCTTATCCGACGCGGCTTCCCGCCCGGCTATGCAATGACGCTGACGCCGCGGCAGATCGCGGCCTATCTCGAATTCAGCGAGCAGCTCGACCGCATCGAACAGGCGCAGGCGCTCATGACCGCTGTCATCGGTTCGCAGGGGAATAAGCAGGCGATCGAAAAGAGATTGAAGGAATTGAATGGCTCTCAAGTTTAAGGTTGACGTTGTTCCAGAAGCATGGGTCACGGCGATGCGCGACAAGCAGCGGGCCGTGGCATCAGCATCGGTCGCTGCCTTGCGCGAAACCTCCGCCGATGCAGTTGAGGAGGGACGCGCCAATATCGCAGGCAGTGGTGCTTTCGGCCCAAAGTGGCAGAGTGGATTACGGCGGCGGATGGTGGGCGCAACGGAAGACGGCGAGCCGTCGCTGCAGGCGAAGGCAGTAATCTTTCATAAGTCCGGGCTTTCCGGCGTGTTCGAGCACGGCGCTACCATCGAGGGCAAACCGCTGCTGTGGATACCGACTAATCCTAAAGCGCCGGCTGCTAGCCGCTCGGGCAAGAAACTGGTCTCGGCCACGGTGCGCGGTCAACCGGTGCTGTTCGATGCCAATGATCGCGACCGGCATCGCAAGCCGCTCTATGTCGGCGTACCATCGGTGCGCATCCCGAAGAAGTGGCGCATCATCGAAATTGTCAAGGAACATGCCGCGCGGCTCGGCGAATTGTTCCTGCAGCACTTCAAAGGCGATTAAGCCATGGCGGAAAAAATCTCGGTAGCGATCGGGCTTGAGGGCGGCGAGGAGGTCCAGCGTCAGCTCGAAGGCATTGGCAAGACTGGTCAACAAGCGTTCAGCAATATTCAGAGTGCTGCCGAACAGATGGACTTCTCGGCTATTGCCGATGGTTTCCAAACGATCGGCGACACTGGTGTACAGGCGTTCGATAAGGTGAAGACAGCCGCGCAGAATGCGGCGGTGTTCGAGCAGATTATACAGGCTGTCAGGAAAGTCGAGGGAGCTTTCGAGTCGTTGGGCAATGCTGCTGTCAAGGTGGGCGCCCGGATGACAAAATCGCTCGGTGCGTTTGGCGTCTTAGCGCGCGCGCTGGGGCCTCTTGGCATCGCGGCCGGTGTTGCGGGCGGCGCAATGATAAAGTTCGGCGACGATACCGCGGATGCGCTCAACAACATCGCGGCTGCGTCGGCGAAATTGGATTTGACTGCCCAGCAATTCAGTAAATTGCAGAACGCTCTCACGCAGACCGGGGTATCACAAGACTCGATCTTGCCCGGCTTGCAGAAACTCAAAGACGAATTGGGCAAGGATTTTTTCCCGCAGGATGTCATCACCGGATTTCAAAATTTCATCGCGCAATTGGAACGCATGCCGGATGGTGCTGAGCGAACCAATCTGGCAATGCAGAAATTGGAGGACGCACTCGGAGCACAAGTAATCGCGGGATTGCAGACAGGTGCGATCAGTTCACAAAACTTCGCTGCTGCTCTCGGCTTGGCCACTGCAGCAACGCAAGAGCAGATCGTTGCGGCCGCCAGGTACCAACAAACACTCAACCAATTGAGTGCCGCTTGGCAGGAATTCAAGGCTGCACTGGCAGTGCCAACGACGCCGATCTTACAGTTCCTGGTTAATGAAATAAAAAGCCTGACTGCTGGAGTTCAAGGAGTGATTTCCGCTTACCAGACATTTAAGGCAATGCTATCGCAGGATTTTGATATTCCTTGGTTATTAAAGATAGTCAATTTCGATCCGAACCTATTGCTTAGTAAATGGCTCCCCGTACTTCAGCTGATCCAAAATGCTTTAGGTCAAGGCACGTGGCCGGCATTGGATGCGTTGGTGCAAAAGGCTCAAGCGGCCGCGCAGACCCTTGCACAAACCGGGCAGGCAGGAGCACAGGCAGGCCAGCAGGCGGCGCAAGGCCTGGAGTTGATCAGCAATCCTCTGACCGGAATGCCAGAACTCGCCGCCAAAGGTTCTCAGGCAACTGCACAAATCGGAATAGCGGGGCAGCAGGCAGGCCAGCAGGCCGCACAGGGGTTCCAGGTCTGGAATGAAGAACTTGGCAAGGCTGTCCCCCTCATTCAGCAACTCAAGCCGCCCGACGCGAGCAGCTGGACGAGTTGGGCCTCGACTGTGGTCAGCGCAATTGAGAGTGCCATCAGTAAATTGCTGGAGTGGATCGGATTAAAAGACAAGGCGGGCAGTAGTGGCGGCGGGGGTGGCGGCGGGACTGGAGCTCCCGGCAAGGCGCGCGGTGGTTTGATCGGCGGGCGTGGCACTGGGACATCCGACAGCAATCTTGCCTGGCTCTCGCGCGGCGAGTTCGTCATCCGTGCTGCAGCGGTGCGGCACTTTGGGACAGCGTTCTTTGCTGCGCTAAATGCCGGAAGAATACCAGGGTTTGCTGCTGGTGGTTTGGCTGGGATCATCCCTGGCTATGCTAGAGGCGGGCCGGCCGGCACTACAGCCGATGCAATCCAGCAGTGGCGAGATGACATTCAGGCGGCAAATAATGCAACGGTTCACGCATTAGATGCTGCGGTTCTCGAACTGAGTAGGGTGGCTGAGTCGATTACGGCAATCAAGTTCGCGCTTTCAGATAAGCTATTTGTAGTTTTGGATGATATGACCAGAACATTGAATATTTTGAGAGGCGCCACGCCGGCCCAAGACTCCGTGGCGGCAGCACGCGGCGGCATCATTGGCGGGCGCGGCAGCGGCACGTCAGATAGCAATCTCGCGTGGTTGTCGCGTGGCGAGTTCGTGATCAGGGCGGCGGCCGTGCGGCACTTTGGGGCAGGTTTCTTTGCCGCGCTCAACGCCGGCATGCTGCCCGGCTTTGCCCTCGGTGGGTTGGTGCCGCGGGCAATTCCGGCCTTTGCCGGTGGCGGCAGTATGAGCAATGTCACCATCGCGTTCCCTGGGTTGCCGCCGGTCGGTGGCCTGCGTGCATCTTCCGCGGTGGTCGAGGAGCTGCAGCGGTCGGCGGCGCTGGCGCAGGTTCGTTCCGGTGGTCGCAAGCCTTCCCGATATTCCTGATGCCGCTCTCGCATTCGCCTGCCTATACGCTGCTCACAATCGACGGCATCGATTTCAGCGACTATGCCGTGCGCGGCATCACCATGACGCTGACGCCGATCGATCAGGCGAAAAACCTGGCGCGCGACTGCCGCGGCGATCTCGCCGATATCTCGCTGGCGCAGTTCCGGCAATACAAGGTCAGCATCACCTGCACCGACCACGAGGCGCCCGAGCTGACCGACGTGTGGCCTGGCAAGGACATCACCATCAATTGCATTCCCGGCCTCGGCGCCGCCAATACCACCGGCGACGTGCTGATCATCCTTGCCAAGGTGACCTCGTGGGACACCTCGCGCGGCGAGTGGGGACCGGAAGGGGTGCAATGGACGCTCGAGGCCGAGCAGAGAACGGTGTGATCAAATGCCTGCCGGCCTGCCCTATTTCGCCTGGATCGATGCCAGCGAGGCGACGTTCGGTCCCGAGCATCTGCGCTGGGACGAGCAGGTGTTTTCGTTCACGCTCAAGCAGGACGAGGGCGACCCGGCAAGCCTCACCGTCGCCGTGCGCCGCCCGCGCAACGCCGAGGGCGAGCCGATCGGGCTGCTCGGTCCCGGCCGCAAACTCTGGTGCTGGTTCGCGCTCGACTGCGGCCCGGACCTGATCCGGTTTCGCGGGCGATTGGTCGGTGTCCCGACCAGCCTGTTCGAAGATTTGGTCACGCTGGAATTCGTGGCGAGGCCGCTCGACTTTGTGGCGCAGAAGGAGGCGCTCGCCGATACGCTGCGCGTGTTGCCGTATTACGACGCGGCGGTGATCGACAAGGACCGGCGCAAGGACCCCGACGTGGTGCTCGAAGGGTATACGAAAATCTGGCACTTCGATCGCGAGACCCATGTCGTCACCGTCTCCGACGAGATCACCGGCGAGGATGGGCTGATCGATTTTCTGTGTGCAAATGGCGACGTGCTCTATGACGGGCTCGGGCTCAACCTCTCCACCGGGCCGCTCACGCGGGTCGATGTCAGTGCCGAATATACTTGGACTCAGTCGGGCTATGGCACGGTCGACCTGACGCGGTATCTGGTTTCGAATTGGCCGGGGGCACAAAACGGCGAGATCTGGTCCTATACCATGTCGGCATCGGACTGGCCGAAGACCGGGGCCTCGATCGGGGATGGATGGATCGCCGTCCATGGCGAGGCTCACGATCGTTTTGATCTATCGAAGACCGCCACCATAAACGGCGGCGGAACGACGATCATCAAAAGTTCTACCGGGGAGGAACAGGGGCGAGCCAGCTCGACCTTTACATCGACCGCGCCGACCGCCAGCACGAACTACCTCCCGGCCGGTGGCGGCAAGTATTCCTCGGAGTCGACTGCGTCCTATGACCAGGACGGCAATGCCACGGGCGCGAGCGGCAGCACGTCGTTTTCATCGAATAGCTTCGCGCAGCAGGCATTCACGCCGACCCTGGTCGCCGGTTGGAAAGCGGGCCGGCAATGCACCGAGAAGGTATCATTCACGCTGTTCGCCGACGTGCAGCCGGTCCTGACCGATCCCGAGGACGGCGAGGCGTTGCGGATTGACGATATCAAGTCGATCAATCTCAGCGACAGCGAGGAAGGCACGCCGATCGGCGATCCGCGGCGGCGATCCTACATCGCGACCGCGCGCGGCAATCAAAGCATCGAGCACGCGATTGCGCTGGCACGGGCGCACCTGATGAAGCGCGCCCGCGTGGTCGAGATCACGTTCGCACCCAAGCTCGCGCGCATGCCGGAAGTGACGCTGCGCAAGAGCGCGCTGCTCAACGAGCCGCGCGTGGGCGAGGCAACCGGCAAGATCATCGCCTATTCAGTTGCGCTCGACGGCTCGGACGGCCTGGTCAAATGCGAGGTCAAGATCGGCTGCACTATCGGGCGTGGCGGCGCGATCGCGGAAACCATCGGCGATCCGACCTATTGCACCGTCGATTATGCCGGCGCCGATTATCAGGTATTCATCAATCGCACGGTGCTGTTGCCG